GTGTGGGGTTTGAAAGAAAGGATCAATGGATTGTATCGTTACCTTCAATAAAGGTTCTCGCTTCTTCCTCTTCCTTCTCAGCAATAGCTTCTAGTAGTTTGATTCTTTTCTGAATTTCTTCATTACTAAGCTGCTCTACTTCTTCGTCTTCCCAATGCAGTTTTCTTACACTTCCGTCTTGCTTTTGTTTGATTGGAACGTGCTCTTCTGCTTCAGATGCTAATCTTATATAATGTGGAATTAACATACTGTGAAGATTTTTGACAAAAAGAATATTTCTTTTATTGAGAGTTAAATTTGAATCGTCTGCAAACTTGCACCATGGTGTTGCTGTTACGTGTTCAGAACCTTGCTCTGCTCCTAGTACTGGAAATAAACGTAGCAATAATGGTGTCGAGATTTGAATATTCTCATCAGTTTCTTTTTCGAGCACAGCCATAACTTGTTCACCAGAAACAAGTTTAATAATGATAAAATGCTCATTACCCATTAGCATAGATTTACCTCTACAAGTTTAACATCAAACTGTTCTTCTGCATAAGTTTTATATCTTTCTGCAGCATGGTTCAATGTATGATTTTTCCAAGACTTCCAATGCAAGTCATCAGCTAAGTCATAAAGATTGCAAGTATCCTTACCATCTTTCAATCTCAACCCACGACCAATACTTTGTAGGTTTCTAATTTTAGATTTTGATGGTGATGCAAAAATAATATTTTCAATTGATGGAATATTAATACCAGTTGAGAAAGTTCCAAACGATGCAATAATAATAGCATCATCTTCACCCTCTGTTATATGACGAATAGATTCTCTGTCTGTAGTATCAACTCCACCATGAACAAAAAATACTTTTCTTTCTGTATGAACTTTTTGTTTAATCATATCAAAAAGAACTTGTCCATGCTTTTCTACGTATTGGAAAAGAACTAAAGTGTTACCACGAGATTTTACTGCCAAATTGCGTATAAACTTATTACGCTGTTCATTGGCGACTAGCCAATCCATCTCTTCTTGGTAAGTATTATTTTTTCTTGCCTTACGTATTTCTTCATTATATTTCAGAACCAGACAAGTAATATTTAGTTGAGCAAGTCTCTCAGATTCCATCAGTGCTTTGGTTGTAGTAACTCGGTGAACTGGACCGAACATACCTTCAAGAACTAAACGATGAACTTTCTTGTTATCAAGAGTTCCTGTAGTTCCAATGCGATAACGAATTTCATCCATCTTTTCCATAACTGTTGTTAAGGACTTGGCTTTAAACTGATGGGCTTCATCGCCAAAGATTACATTAAATTGACGGAACCACGCTTTAGGTTGTAGATATACAGATTGCCAAGTTGTAATCAAAACATCTTTGGTAAAATCTTTTGAGAACCCAGAATAAAGTTTTTGGCAGTGAGCAGAAACTTTCCATTCATTGGCTGTTGAATAATCTTCGAAGTCAGCATATAACTGTTCAACGAGAGAAGTTGTTGGTACGATAATAATACATTTACGATTGCGTTCAACATGCCAACGCATCGCTGTATAAATGATGAATGATTTACCAGATGCAGTTGGAGATAGTAGAAGTGTTCGTTCTCTATCAAGTGCAGTCTTTACTGCTTCTACTTGATAATCACGAATCTCAATAGGTTTACCTCTTCCATATGGAGTCAACGATTTAGCGTAATGATAAATTTGTTCAGCAGTTATACCATTACTGGTAGTAATTTCTGATTTGAATGTTAACTGATAGTTGTTTCGTTCGCAAAACTGTTCAACATAACCCAACAAACCAATATAAAGAGTTTTTCTTACTTGGTCATATAGACGTACTTTACCATCCCAGAGTCTTGCTCGATACTGCGGAGTGAATCTGGCACCTGGATATTCGTAAGTAAAGAAGTCACATAGTTCTTGTTCGATACTTGGATCACCGAACACACGCATGTAGACTTCATCTAATTTCTCTATTGTTATCATTAAAATCCTGCTAGAAACTTCTTCCATTCAACTGCAGTTTTAATCTGCCAGTCACGTGCTTTAATTTGTCCGAGAACTGATTCCAAAAAATAAATCATTGTTTCAAGATAATCTATTTTAATTTTTAAAGTGACTAACTCGCTATCACCTTGCAGGAATTCATCCATTTCATTTTTAAGTGGCTTAACACCTTGCCATTGATCCCAACCAAGATTAGACAATTCATCACGTGATAGTTCGCCACGATAATGGCGAAACTTATTCTTACGTAACAATGCGTAATCTGCTTGGATTTTGGTATGCTTGAGTTTTGTGTTTACCAGAAGTTTTACATACTTAGCATGTAACTTTGGTGTGGCAGTGGAATTTTCACCAAGAAAGTTATCATCAATCTGGCAATCATTTTCCCACATAGTTTGTAATTCATCTAAAGTCATAATATCCTCAATTAGTCATAATTTAATTATACTATAATTGGCAATTTTTGTCAAGTAAACTTGTAGTATCCGTAGCGGAATGTTGCACTACCTACTAAGTATTGCACATCTTGATTCGTTGATTGGAAAGTGAGAGAAGAAATACTAACAGGAAACGCATCGTGAAATTGAATAGTTTGCACTGGTTTATTGTTAGATCCCAATATTACAAGAGAAGCATCAGAATAATTTTTTGCAAGTTCAGATGTTTGATTTAATTCATTCGTACTCACAAAGTTTAAATATTGTTCATATGTCTCTGGGAATCCTAACGCAACAACCCAATTATAGATGGCTCTATAATTTTCCATACTTTCATCAACTAAAAACTGCACATCTAATGTATCATACGTTAGTGTGTCGCCTGGAATTGGAGCAACGTTAAATGGGTTACCAAACTCTGGAGCACCTAATGTTATTCCTGGTAGGTTCACTTGTTGACAGAAGAAATTAATCTGTGGTAATTTTTGAACAGAGAACATAAACCCATTAGGTGATAATGGAGAAATGTTTTCTGGGATAGGACAAGAAATAGTATTATTGTTCATGGTTACTCTTAAGTGTATTCATGTTAATATTTATAATAAAAAAAGGGGAGCCGAAGCTCCCCTTTTAAATACCTATCTTACTGTAGGTTTCGTCAAAAACTTGATTACATCAAGTTAGTTACTTTTACCTTACGGTAGTAGATGTTAGTGCCAGAAGACAAGCTAGTGAATGGGTTTGCAACCATACCGTAACGAGTCTTGAAACCAATCTTAGGTTGGAAAGTTGATGGGTCAACTGCACGAACCATTTGTAATGGAACGTATGGGCAGTAGAATAGACCAGCATCAAATGCTGAAGAACCCTTGTAACCAACAACGAAGAACTGGCTTGCTGATTGGTTAGCAGAATATGGGTCAACATACACTTTGTACTTACCGTTTAGAACACCTGCGAAAGTAGTAGATGACTCATCAACGTTCAGACCATTGTTGCCAGCAAGTGCTGGAGTATAGTCTAGAACACCTGCCATTGCTAGTGCTGATGCAACATCGCTTGAGCAGATGATGAAGTTACCACGACCACGACGAGTAGTCTGAGCAATCGCATTGGCTTCACGTTCGATTTGGAACATCAAACCTTTGAATTTCTCAACAGACCAACGACCATTTGAGTCAACGTCCATGTCGAAAGTACCAGCAGTTGCAGTGTTTACTTCTGCGCCAACTTTAGCAGCAGCGTATACAGTACGTACAACTTCACGGTTAATTTCAGCTTGGATTTCTGAAGAAAGAATGTTGCTCAATTCGCCTTCAGCATCAAGACCATGAACTGCTTTCAAGTCTTGTGCAAGTTCAACAGTGTATTCTGCTTTCAAAGCACGAGTTTGTGCAGTTACAGTTGTCTTCTCGATTGAGAAAGCCATTTGATTGAAAGCAGTTGCGCCACCTAGATCTTCTGCGTTAGCAGTAGTGATACCAGTACCAGTAGTGTAAGTACCATCAACTGGGTTAGAACCAGCGTGAGTACCTGTACCAGAGAAGTCAGTATCGGCTTCGTTGAACAATGCTTCTGCGCCAGCTTGGCTAGTATACTTGCTCTTCATTGCGAAGATCAAACCAGTTGGCTGAGTCATTGGCTGAACGCCAGCGATGTCATAAGCGATTAATTGTGGAGCTGCACGACGAACTAAAGCGATCAATACTGGATCGTAGCCTGCCATGTTAGCGTTAGTACCTGCGCCACCTAGAGCAACACCAGTACCACCAGCGTTAGCTGGAACTGCTTCGAAAAGAGCTTCAGATTGCTTAGCCATCTCACGCTCTTGGTTCTCTAATAGAACTGCTGTAACTTCTTTACGATAGTTGTCAGCGATTTTTGGAGCAGATTCAGATTCTAGAATCGGTGCCCATTTTTTTAGTAAATCTTGACGATTCATTTTATTTTCCTTTTTTGAAATGATTACTTGCGATAGTTGAGTGCGGATAGATACTTTGCCATTGTAGGATCAATTTTCTTTTCCTCAGTCAAAGTTTCCACTGGCTCATCAGTTACCACGGATGTTACTTCCGCTTGTTGCTTGGTAGTGAAATAATTCTCACGAATAGTCTGTACTTTTGTTTTAAAAGTGTCAGAATCTTCATAAGAAAGTTCTTCTGCTAAACCTTTTAGTTTTTCTACTTCAGTATCAGTTAAACCTTCGCATGCAGTTTCAACGATTTCATTACGCTTTAGTTCGCCGATTGTTTTATTCAATTCAACGTTAGTCGCAACTTGCTCGTTTAGTTTTGCTTCGAGTTCTTCAACTTTACTTTCCATTGAACCTAATACATCGAACTTCTCTTCTGGAATATCGATATAGTGTTCTTCGAAAAGACCTTTTAGTCCAGCAACAAATCCTTCAAGGATTTCGGACTTCATACCATGCTCAAGGGCTATTTCATTCTGTGCAATCCACTGCTCGACAACGTAGTCGAGATATCCATCAACCTTTTCAACAAGACCCTCTGCAATTTCTGCTACTTCTTCTTCGAGTTTAGTAGCGTATTCTTCTTCGATGCGAGCTACTTCTGCTTTTACACGAGTAGTAACTGCTGCTTCATAAATGGTAGTAGCTTTAGTACGGAACTCTTCAGAGAGTTCTTCACCATTCATAAGTGCATCAATATCTTCTTTTACACCTTTGATTGGAAGATGGCTGGCTTCAGCTGCTTCTTCATCTTGGTTTACTTTGTTCTTTGTCTTTGAAGTACCACCCTCAGCTGCTTTCTCTTTATCAACGTTATTTCTAGCGTTGTCTGGATTGGCAGGAGGAGTAGTTGGCTTAACTGCTTCTTCAGCAACAGCTTCAACTTCCTCTTCTACTACAGTTTCTTGATTGTCAGCAACTTGTTGCTCGAGAGCAGCAGCTTTTGACTCAGCAAGAATTTCAGCGATTTTTTGTTCGATTGACATCGTTTTCTCCTAACTGGATAGTTCTATGTAATTATTTATTATTTATCTGATTTTAGTCAGAAAATCTTGGAAAGCACGTAGCTTGGCTTCCTCTAGATTACGGGACGAAGTTTTTCTAATAAAAGATTTAACTTCATCAATCTGCTTTTCCACAAACTTTCCATCAACGAATACCCACTCTCTGCTTTCCATAATACCACGGACGAAAGCATCTGGAGCGGATGGGTCAGCAACGATGTCTGCTGCAGTAGACAGCATAAAGTCATCCTGAACCACTTGAACACCCTCTTTGTTCATTTGTAGAGAACCAAGTGCTCTTGAAGATACTCCTAAGTTTGCACCACCATCTAAAAGACCTCTGGCGATTTGACCCATTGGAGTTTCTAAAATCTTTGCTTTACCGATATAGTTCGTACCTTCTTTGCGTAAGTCAACAATTAAATGTGATACACGATCTAAATTAATAGATGGTGAATCTGGATGACCTAGTTCGCCATATGCACGATTTTGTTTAACGCATTGCTCCATATAACGAGCAACTTCTTTATCCATAATCTGTTCTGGATAAGTGCGATTATTACGGTTTGTTAAATCTGATTGAAGGAAAACACCTTCAATATAATATTGTTTACCTTTACCGAGTTTGCTCTCAGTAATGACATTAACGGATTCTGTAACTTCTCTAATAAGTTTCATTTTAGCTTCCTACTACTGTTGGGTTATCGTAAGAACCGAATGTTGCAGTTTCAACTTCAGTAGACCAACCAGCAACTTTACGAAGCACGATCCAACCAGTTACATCTTTTGCTACGCTATTAATAATAGAAATATCAGATGTATCATCATTATTAACTGGAATACCTAATGAATTAAACTCTACATTAAGATCGTTCTCTGGTGATGTTGCAATTACCATTTTGGCATTTCTAGAAATAATAATTTTAGAACCCAACTCACCAGTGCAGATAAATTTAACGATATCAACTTTTGGTGCATCAGCATTTCTTGCTTGAGCAGGAGCAGTTAAGTTAGATAGAGTGATAGTGCCAGTCTCTGCAGCAGAAGACGCAAAGTGAATTACAGTCTCCTGATTTGTATTTTTGACAGTTGTTAGCGTCATTGCCATTTCTTATTCCTTAATCTTATTAACTACGTTAAAGAAGTTGTCTTTGCTTTCACGCATATACTCAACAACATCTTTATGGTTTGCCAATAAATTATTTAGTTGTTCTTGAGTTTGTTCATCAATAGCAACGATGCTACCATCTTGCAATTCATAATGAATTTTATTTTCAATAATAGAATCTAATTTATTGAGTTTTCTAATTTCTTGAACAACAATATCTACTGTAAACATTTTTGAGGAAGCCAGTTCGAGGTATGATTCTATTAAAG